GATACTGCGCCCGAGAGCACTGGTGTTCGCGAGGCGAAGAGTCGGTTCCCGCACGTTGCGGACAAACCTGCGTATTTGTTTTCCCAGAATCCGGAGAATCTCGTTGCCGGAGAGAGCTTGCGCAACGTCGAGGTTGGTCGCGTCAAACTCAAGCCTGAGACCGTACGGGCTATGAACAACGTGACCGATCTCCTCATCAAGCATGTGTTTACCAAAGACAAGGTCCGCGAGGCCAGTCGGAAGTACGCGCATGTTAAGAGCACGCTTCCTACTAAGTTTTCCGAAGCTCAGAAAGAGAAAATGGTTCAGGATTCTCTTTCTGAGACGGGTTTGTTTTTCAACAACGATGTCGATGCGTTTGTTAAGGCGGAACTTGTGAACAAGAAGAAACCGCGTTTGATCGCCAACCACGGAGCGCGCCGCCTTGCGGCACTGGCATACGTGGCTAAGATCTACGAGACGGTATTGTTCAACGCGTTTGAATACGCTTCAATCAAGAATCGCCCGAAGAAGACCGCGTTGACGGAGATCGCGAAGAACATGGCCAAAGTTCGTGGCGCGAATTGCGGAGGGATTGAGAATGACCTCACGGCGTTTGAGTTTGGCATTGGGGCCGAACATAAGCGTTGTGAACAGAAGATCCTTAAGCATATCGCTTCCTTGCTTGACCTCACCGCGCATGGTACCGATAAGGCTGAGTTCGAACGAGTTGTGGACCAACGCGACAAGTGCGTTCGTTGGGTCATGAAATTCGTCGACCCCGAAACTGGGGAGCACAAACGGGTTACCATCACGATGGAGCGCCCCGCTCGCGAGAGCGGTGACAGGCTCACCTCTTCCGGCAATTGGTTGCAGAATCTCATCGCTTGGATTCTCATCCTCACTCGCTGGACGTTGGAGGACCTGGAAATGGCGATCCTGAGTTGGCTGAAGAACAAGGGGAGATATTTCATTTATGTCTCCCGGTTGGACGGCCACAAGTATTTTGCGGTGTTGGCTTTTGAGGGAGACGACACGCTTGGCAAGTTATCGGAGGTTGCAGCCTTCGGTGAGGCCGAGCGGTTCATGCGCGACGACTATGGCTGGAAGCCCAAACTCAAGGCCGCTTCGGCCACGGGCGACGCCGTTTTGACGTTCGTCGGTGTTGAGATGTTGTTTAAGGATGGTGCGCCCGTCATTGAAGGCGGCACGGTTGTTTGCCAACCGGAACTCAAGCGTTGTTTGCAGACGAAGAGTTTCACCGTCACTTCCGCCTCAGTTGAGGAGGCGAAGTTTAACAACAAGGTCTACGCGACCGTGATGGCAGAGCAATTTCAAGGCAATCCCATCATGGTTGCGTTTTTCAACGCCATGAACGACGACAACGACGCCGCTCCGACGAAGCTTACGGAGGACTGCAGGAAGTTCGTCTCTTTGCAACGGCATGGCAATGTCGATGTTGAGGAGGAGGTCGAAACGACCAAGACAGAATGCGTGAGTTCTGAAGCAATGATGAGGCTTGCCACGGTCGCTGCGGGTCCATACACGCCGATCGAGTACGCCACAGGCTCGGCCATCACCACTCTTCTCATGAGTGGGGACGAGCTACGGTCTTTGCTTCCGAAAGCCTGGGTGGCCTAGGCCACACTGCGCCGCGTGCGCATCTTTTGCATGTCACTTAGCTGTTCGACGTAAGTACCGCTTTTTCTTGGGGGATAAACGATGGCCTCGCGCCCCCGCAATGCAAACTACCACAGAGCCGAAGCGGTCGCTACGGCAAAAGGCTCGTGGAAACAAGGAGTGCGGACGGTTTGCATTGTTGAATGGACTGGGGGCTTTACACGCTTTGCCCTCACGGGGTGCCGGTGCTTGGGAGACTTCGATGGAGGCAGCCATTTTGGCGAGCCAACCTTCTTCGAACTCAAGTAGGCGGATCCTACCACCCTGTCCAACCTTATACCTCAGTAGCCATGTGCATATGGTGAAGAGCCTGGTGGCCGTAGCGGGCCTAACGGTGAGAGCACTCCCCGCCCTTCGGCGGAGGTTGCGGCGTTTGGGGGCGTCGCGTAATGGGGAGATACAACTGGCTAAAGTAGGATGAAGCCGGCACTCTTGTGAACACCTTCGGGTTAGTCTCGAGTGCCCGGTGGATGTTGCGTTCCGTAGTCCCGACGGGGTGCATAAGTTGCAGACGCCCTCCAGGGCGGCAGCGGCCAGGTGGAAATGGTGACGGAGCGGGGTAACGGCCGCTCAATCCGCTGTAGTAGGGGAGACACCCCCGATTGGTCAGAACGGAGAATTCACCCGCAGTAGCGGGAACCTTACCCAAGGTTTGAGGCCCTTAACCTCCGACCGCGTTCGGCATACGCCCGGACGTTGCACTGACTGAGTAACACCCACTGCAATACGAGCAGTCGCCAGATTAGGTGATATGGCAAATGGAATGTATCGCAAGGTCAAGAAATCCATCACCAAGAAGAAGAAAAGCAGTGGCGGCGGACGCCGTTCTACTGCCGATCAAGTCCAGGCGCAGGGTACTGGCAAATCAGTCGCCAAGGCGTTCGGAGGGGGACTCGCAAAGACTTTCCTCTCCAAACTGCCCACTGGCTGCTGGGATGCCTTCAACTCTGCTCACGCCGCCCTTCCACGTGCCGTTGGAGCCTACACGGTCGTTCGCACGACCAAACTCATCAACACCACTTCGAGACTCGCTCTCGTCTGCACGTTCGCAAGGGAGACAGGGAACACAAGCGAGGGACGCAAGCTTTGGTCCAACGTTTGTGCGCTCACCGAAGAGGGAACGGGAATTATCGGCACCGCTAACGCCACTAGTTTTCATGGCATGGAACCACTTGTGGCTTTTTCCACCGATGACTATGCTGGTGGCGGTACCTTGTGTCCTGCTGCCATTTCCGTTCAAGTCCTTGGTACCTCCGCATTAGCAACAGCGCATGGCCAACTGGCCGCTGCCGTTTGCCCTGTGCGTTTGGACATCAAGGGGACGCAACGGACGTGGGATGACATTGAGAACACGTTTCTCTCATATATGCGCCCGCGCCTTATGTCGGCAGGAAAGATCGTCCTGCGCGGCGTTCAGATGGATTCACACCCATTGTCAATGAACGACGTCAGCGATTTCCGCAAACTCTTCGAAATGCCTGGATCTACTAACCACGCCGGCACGACGCCCGGTCCGTGGTCGGTGACTAATGGTAATCTTGATCCTGAGGGTTGGGCACCTATGGTGATCTACAACCCGGAGCACACTCCGTTGTCCCTTCTCGTCACGATTGAGTGGCGGGTGCGCTTTGACATTTCTAATCCCGCCGTGTCTTCACACTCGCACCACGGAGTTTCCTCCGATGTTGCTTGGGAAAAGCACGTTGCGGCAGCCAATCGCCAGTTGCCTGGCGTTATTGATATTGTCGAGAAAGTTGCATCCACCGGCGCAAGCATCATGACGATGATGAGGGCAATGCCCCCCGCCTGATCTGAGCGCGATTCCTCGCTCAGGTGGTAGAATGGCCGCAGTATCTGTATTCTGCTAGGTTGGTTGACTTCCGGATCGAAACCGGAGCCGCTCACTGCGCGAAGTAGCCTGGTGGCTACACTTCCCTTCACACGGGTTGGAGCGCGAGTTAACCATGGACCTGGGTTGGCAGCCCACTTTTCTTTAC